CTTCTTTATGCAGTAGAGAATGTAGAAGTAGATGCTGATGCATCTATGCTTTTACAGTATTTGAAAAATGAATTTACCCAAAAGGAAATTCTAAATCAACTCGAAAATTATGTTGATAATTCTGTATCTTTTGAAGATGCAGAAGAATCAGTTTCTCATCTACGACAAATAGCGATGGATGTCGAAGAAAAGGTTGAATTAGAACAACCTCAGGAGAGTATGCAACGTATTCCCCTGTTCGAACCAGATGAGGACTTAGCGAAGTACTTGCCCCTCGGACTCAATAGTGAGTACGATCACGAAATATCATTCTCCCCCCGAGATTTGATACTTGTCGGTGGTCGTAGAGGGGCAGGTAAATCCATCACGTGTGTCAATATTGCTAATAGCGTATTTTCTTCTGGCAAAACAGCCATTTATTTCACTATAGAAATGGACAGCAGATCAATTCTACAGCGGTGTTGTTCTGTTGCAACAGGTGTACCTTTCTCTAGGCTTCGCACAAAGAACCTCAGTATAACTGAATGGGAACAGGTAGCCTCATGGTGGGCCGGAAGATATGTAGATAGTCAAGAAAGGTTAGCAGAGTATCGAGAACATCGAGACTTTGAGAAATTCCATGATAAATTAAAAGTAGGTTGCGAGCTTCTCCCAACTCAGCAGCTTGATGTAGTTTATGATGCTTCTTTGACTATAGCAAAAATACGGTCTGAACTTGATAAAAAAGTAAAAAGTAAGATGAACGTTGGCGTAATTATCGTAGACTACATCAATCAAGTAAAACGTTCTAAACAGCCCTCTCGGGGAGGGCAGTATGACTGGACGGAACAGATAGAAGTTAGTAAGGCACTAAAAAGCATGGCACAAGAATACGAAACCCCAGTATTCTCGCCATACCAAACGGACGCTAGTGGCGAAGCGCGTTTCGCTAAAGGCATACTAGACGCGGCTGATGCCGCATATAGCTTAGAGACCTGGGATCAGGAAGATGCCTGTATGACATTTAACTGTGTCAAAATGCGCTCTGCTTCTATGCGTTCGTTTACCTCCACCATGGATTGGGAGACTATGAAGATAGGGCCGGACACCGCCTTATCACCCAAGGAAAGAGAGGATAATGACCAGAAGACTGGCGAAGATATAGACGACATATAAAAATAGTTCTTGACATCAACTTCAAATTGTAGTATAATATATATTCATATTTTCAGGAGGCTCTATGCCGATTATTCAAGGAAGCATGAATTACACCTATAGTGGAAGAAAAAGAAAACCTCTTCCAAGAACAAAAAAGATTTTACGCGAAAGTGTTCATGTGCCTAGCACTCCCTATCGCAGAGAGACAACAGAATATAAATCTGCACCTCTAACTCCGTATAGAGAGGTTGGAGTTGCAGAGTACAAAAAAGAAGAGTCTAAAAAGTATACACTTGCTCCTGCATATAACAAAGGAGCTTATCAAGTAATTAGTAAAGAGAATATAAAAGATATTGGAAAATGAGAATATTAGTATTTTTGCTAATGGTAATAGTAGACGGTGAGGAACAGGGTACAGCAAACATGTACTTTGCAAGTATAAATGCGTGCAATTATTTTGCTGATCGCATAGAGCATAAACAATATAAAGTTACAGCGTATTGTCTGCCTAAGATGGTTAATCAAAACCAGCCGTTGGTAGATTATGGACGTTGAGTCTTTATTAAGTAGTAAACAAATACACTATATTCCGAAGGGGAAAGATTTCGTAGTACGATGTCTAAACCCTGACCATGAAGATAGAAATCCTAGTATGAAGATAGATCAGATTACTGGAGTATATCAATGTTTTTCATGTGGATTTAAAGGAAGTATATATAATCTTTTCGGGGAAAGGGCAAACCAGCTACAATTAAGGCGTGACCTTTTTAAGAAGAAACTAACAGAAAAACGTGCAGAAAGTGTTGGTTTGTCCTTTCCTCAACATGCTTTACCATATGTTGGAAATTGGAGAGATATTAAACCCCAAACTTATAAAAAGTTTGAAGCTTTTCAACATCAAGATAATAATTATGTAGGTAGAATAAACTTTCCAATTCGTGACATTTCTGGTAAGATTGTTGCGTTTCAAGGTAGACATACAACAAATGGATTACCAAAGTATAAGTTTAGCCCACCAGGTGCTAAACTACCCTTCTTTCCTATAGTAGAGTTTATAAACAATTCTGTTATACTTGTGGAAGGCATGTTTGATATGTTAAATCTACATGATAAAGGTATCACCAATGCAGTATGTTGTTTTGGAACAAACAATTTTAGTGAACCAAAACTCGCCATGCTTAAAGTTCAAGGTGCCGAGTACGTAGATGTTTTCTTTGATGGCGATGATGCCGGACAGAAAGCATCTGAACAAGTAGTGAGTATGTGTGAGAAAGTTGGTCTCGTAGCCCGAAACATCCACTTGAAGGATACCGATCCGGGTGCACTAACTCAAGCTTCAATAGACAAATTAATGAGGAAGTTATATGGCTAAAGTTGCCTTAGTAGAAACTAAACCAAGTAGAACTGACTTCAGACGTGAGTTCGAAGGTGCGTTTGACTTTGATCAGTATCAATTATGTTCTGATCCTAAAATTAAAAAAGTATTAAAACGAGATTGTGATATTGATCTCGATATAAGTTTATATGACTGGATTGTACTAGTAGGTAGTGATGCGTTAAAGTATTATACTAAAATTAATTCAGTTACAGAATACTCAGGTAAAAAAGTAGAAGAAAAGTTTTTACCAGTTATCAACCCAGCAATGCTTACATTTAAACCAGAAGCAAGAAAGACTTGGGATGATTCAAAAGAAAATATTATAAAGTATATAAATGGTGAGATAGAAGAAGTTATAATTGATGAGTCTATTGCTTTCGGAATTGATGATACAGAAGAATGTAATACATTTATACAAGCAGCTATAGACCATGAAGGTGAGTATATATCTCTTGACTCAGAAACAACGGGGTTATATCCTCGTGACGGATATATGCTTGGCATATCTCTTTGCTATGATGGAAAGACAGGTGCATATATTAATACAGAAGTATTCGATGAAACTACAGAAGAGTTACTTAGGAAACTATTTAAGAATAAGATAGTAGTATTTCATAATGCAAAGTTTGATATGGCGTTCTTTGAATACCATTTTAATTTTGAGTTTCCAAGATTTGAAGATACAATGTTGCTCCACTATCTCATAGACGAGAACCCAGGAGGGCATGGTTTAAAGCAGTTATCTATAAAGTTTACACCGTATGGTGATTATGAAAAGCCAATGTATGATTGGATGGATCAGTATAGAAAAGAGCATGGAATATTGAAAAATGATTTTCAATGGAGTTCTATTCCTTTTGAAGTAATGAAAACATACGCAGCAATGGATGCATTATGTACGTTTTTACTTTATGAAAAGTTTGTAAAAATCAAACAGAATAAGAAGTTAGCATGGGTTTATGATCATATTTTGATCCCAGGTTGCCGGTTTCTAACGGATACACAGGACAATGGTGTACCATTCAATAAAAGAAGATTACAAATTTCACAAGAACTTATGCAAGATGATATTGATAAAGCCATTGCAACACTATATGAGAACCCAAAGATTGCAGAATTTGAGAAAATAAATGGAAAAGATTTTAATCCCAATAGTACAGTACAGCTCCGTAGCTTACTTTTTGATTACATCGGTCTTAATCCTACTGGAAAGAAAACAGGGACAGGCGCGCACTCAACCGATGCAGAAGTCCTTGAGCGGCTTTCAGAGCAATCCGAAGTCCCTCAACTCATCTTGGACATACGACAAAAATCCAAAATTAAAAATACTTATTTGGACAAAATCATACCGCAACTGGATCGAGATAGCCGATTACGTACAGGTTTTAATCTTCACGGTACTACTAGCGGGCGTCTTAGCTCTAGCGGTAAACTTAACATGCAGCAGTTGCCTCGGGACAATCCCATTGTAAAAGGCTGTATCAAAGCATCAGAAGGGCATCGTATAGTTGCAATGGATTTAACTACTGCAGAAGTATATGTTGCCGCAATATTAGCAAAGGATGAGGCACTCATGGAAGTATTTCGTTCTGGCGGTAACTTTCATAGTAGTATTGCGAAAACAGTATTTAGACTACCCTGTCCTGTTGAAGATGTGGATATGTTATACAAAGATAAAAGACAGGCTGCCAAAGCTGTAACCTTCGGTATTATGTACGGTGCAGGGCCGAAAAAAATTAGTGAACAAGTTACAAAAGATTCTGGCACATACTTTAGCCAGAATGAGGCCAAGGAGGTTATTGATGATTACTTTACTTCTTTTCATATGCTTAGGAAGTGGATTGACGCTAGTCAACGGTTTATTGAGCAAAATGGATTTATATACAGTTTCTTTGGAAGAAAAAGGAGACTCCCTAACGTTAAATCATCTGACGCTGGAATCAAAAGTCATTCCATTAGGTCTGGGCTTAATTTTCTGGTGCAGTCTGCTGCTTCTGACATTAACTTACTTGGAGCTATAGATATGGGTGAGTATATACGAGTGAATAGAATGAAGTCTCGTATATTTGCATTAGTACATGACTCTATTCTTGCCGAAGTACCAAATGATGAAGAGCAAGAGTACTGTGAGTTTTTACAACATTTTATACAATTAGACAGAGGGATAAAGATCCCTGGAGCCCCAGTTGGATGTGACTTTGAAATAGGAGATGACTATTCAATGGGCAAATTTGAGAAACAATAT